CCTCTCGATAAGGCCATTCAGTCTCTAGCGGTATTCTTGGAAAAGCAAATTGAATATCTTCTCCACCAGCCACCCAAGCCAAGCAATAAATTTTAGCGTCCGTAGACGGATCGGTTGAAGCCATCTCAGACACCCTAGTAATTCGAACTCTAGGGTCTGGATTAGTGCTCCACCAAAGACGTGACATCCACGGTAGCGTGATTGTCTCATTTGTATCTCCTTTTACATCGATAACCCGAGATAGGCCATCTGCATAATTTGTCTCCCAAGAATCGGGATATTCAGTTTGATTTATATATTGAACTACAAATCGGGCTGAAGTAAATGCTGATGTATAAAAAGCCAAATGTAACTTTACAGAACCCCTCCATTGAAAAGCGCTTAAAAACGCATAATCAAGAGGTATTCGATTAGAATCTGTTCCTACTCTACGAATAAGGTCAAACGTAGCGGGGGTTGTTGAATTGGCAAAGAATTGCAAAACTGCTCTAAGGCCGGGTATTCGGGCATAATCCGATATAGTCCACGACTTAGTCATAGGCATTCTGCTCATTCCTGGATCAACATAACGATCCTTATAAAGTCCAATCGACACATTAGTGTCAGGCACGTCTGCTGAATACATATCAGAAGCTGCTTCCACAATCATTGAGCTTTGCGGATCCACACGGTCAGGCTTATCCAGTAAGCCTAGCAATCCTGTGACTCCGCCCCAATTGTCCGAAACAAAATCCATCACTTGTCCTACGCCATCGACGGCGTCGCTGATAGATACACTTCCTATTGCATCCATAAGGTCTCCTGCAGGGTTTGAACCGGCATGAGAACCTGGATCAGATGAGGGATGAGTTCCCCCACCTCTCTTTTTAGGCCATCTTACCTTTAGGCCTCCTTTCGCGCTTTGAGCATAAATCTTAAATGGTGGTCCATCTTGCAAGCATGGATAGGCAAGTTCAATATTCTTAAACCTTGCCCACACACTTACAGTGATTGAATCTGGCATATCTGGACTAGCGGTAGCTAAAGAAGCTACTATCTGACCATTAAGATTAACTGGGGTACCCTGATCGGTGTACTAACTTGTTTTCCATGCATAAGGGTAAGAGTACTTCCATGTTTTAACTACTGCCTCAGCACAAGATGCTGAAATAATAGTTGGATCCAACACGGCTAATTCGTCTTCCCAATTTCCTGTCTCGTTTCCAGGCCACATATTAACCATAAGGACTCCGAAATAGAACTGATTCGTATTTAAACGAACTGTCACCTCTATATCAGATCGGTAATATCTGAACTGTCGCAAAATCTCCCAGTTTCGCGCATACTGTCTTAAAAACTTATCAACATCCAATGAGAACAAGGCACTCCCGCCTAAACTCACTGGCCAGTTGTAAGTATTTACCAACACGTTTCTCTCCAAGAGTTTGTTGGCATTAAAGTGTCCTACTCCATGAGCGTTTGACTCATATCCACTTGTCTCCTGCTCTGTTGTCTTTCCCACCTCACCAAAGGTCATAGTGGGTGTGGTAAACAATGAAGTTTCCACTGGCTCCGTCATCTTTTGAGGAGCTACGGCCTGAACGCCGTCTACTGCTGTTGTTTGTGTTGTTGTCATAGTTTCATTAAACGAACCTAGGTTGAAACTTAGTCCCTAGATCCTCGAAGGCCTACGTCCCTTCAAATTGACGGCTATTTCTGTTGTCGGGATAACACTCCCCGCTGTCTTCCAGCTCGCAGCCTGTGCGTAGGCGTATACGCCGTGATTTTACAACTCACGAAGGTTGGGGGATATTTAACGTCCACCCGCGGACGGTCCTGTTATCTAATAATCAGGCTCACGAAGGGTCTTCATTCCCTTCCAGTCTGGGACTCTGAAAATAACTTCCAAGCGTCGTTCTTCTCTCTTTACCCACTCTAAGCATTTGTTATAAAATTCTTCTCCATAGTGCCATGCTTCAAGTAGTACCGAGTTAACGACGGATGTCATTACTACCAAGTCTTGGTTGGTGTCTGTCCATTTAACCATGTTAGCTATTGATCTCTCAGCTAACGGGGCCATAATTCCAGCGTGTCCCAACACGAATTTTCTCTTCAAATACTGTAAGTCTTCCCACTCTACAGTCATTTCACTTGTTTTCGTCGGTGAAGTATATACCATAGCCTCTGTCTCCTTAAAGAACTCAGACAGATACTGCATATTGTATTTTTCATACTTCTCCGGTACTGAGAAAACTGAATCATCTCCTGTAAAAGTGGTTTCCACCACTTTCCAATCTTCTTCAGAATATATCGCAATAAAGGCCTTCTTGTGCAAATACCAGTTAGCGAAAGAATTAAACATTGATGTTATAAAACTTCCGCTACTAGTACCCCAAGGCCTAATAAAAACGAGAACTCCTACTATATGCCAGCCGTTGAAATTAGCATCTATTATAATAACAATAACTGCTGCTTCTTCCTCTGTAAAGAAATACGTTACTAGATCAGTAAACGCTTCCTTTATCTCATTCTTCAAACTAATATCATAATTCCTAAAATCTCCGGCTCCACATTTTCTTCTTTCCTTAGGTTCTCCTTTAAGACGTGAAAACAACAACCCCCAATCTCTCGAATGGGGATTAATCGTTAATCCTACTGGCGAACCTATTGGGTCCTTAGTAAATTCCACAAAGAATCTTCCCAAATACATTTTCTGAACTACAAGAGACGCAAAATCTCCGGATGAAAATAATCTAGTTAGGTACTCTGCGTTCTTTTCTTCAGATCTGATTTCATCCTTAAGCGTTTCTTCAAATACTACCGGGTAGCATAATCCTCTTTGTGCTGCGTGAATACGCATTTCTACTTCTTTCCTCAAAAGTTCATGAATTCTTGGCATTCCTTCACTATCATAACATAACTGTCTCCTAGTTAAGCCATGTTTCTTAAAAAAATATCCTGCCGAGGTATCCATATCAATTGACTTCATATATCCTGGAATTCCATAAACTGCTTCCTCAAGCGTACACACTCCTACATTCTTCGCAACAAAATCTTTCGGCAAAATATCTGTTAGAATTGCAGGTCTCTTGGTAGGGGGAACCCTACTTTGATTCGCAAACTTCTCTAATGCAATGTGCAATGGTGATATCAGTC